TTTTTTTGGGCCGCCACGCTTTGGTTTATTTAATGACATATCCTGCTCTTTTTCTTCGAGCATTGGTGAATCTAAGGGCACATGCTGATGATTATAAAAAGCAAATTCCCCAATATCGGTTTGTTCAATCATAAATAAATCGCGACCAGATAACTCAATATTACCTTCAGCATATTGCTTTCGGGCATCTCTGAAAACTTTATAATAAGATTCTGAGCCGACTCGATATAACTCACCAAGAGAAATATTATTTTCTACAACATACGTTAAATTAGTGTCATTTACAAAGTTTTTAAATTTAATCATTTTATATTAATCCCCTTGAATCCATAACTAAATATCCTATACCGCCAAATACTCCGATACAAGCAAACATTAATATTAATATAGCTAAAGTATTTAATAAATTTTTACGCAGTTCAGCCTGGCGATATACAGTTTCTTGCCTTTGTTTTGCTATCTTACGACGCATGCGAATTAATTCATCCCAGGCATTTGCACCATATCTAAACATTAGCATTGTTCTTAATTCTTTTTCTTGTTCAATTATTTTCTTTTCTTGAATAAGCAATGCTAAAGCTTCTTCTTCAATAGATCCGCTAGCAAATAGCCGTTTAAAAATTGGCGGATTTTTTGCTTGTTCTTTTGCAAATCTAAAATCATTTACTGCGCTATACCACTTACCTAATTGCTGAGCAGTATCTTCAAATTCCCTACCAGCCGCAACCATTCGAGTTACTACATTATATGCAGAGGTAGCCATAGTTATTGCTGATATTGGATCTATCATTATTCTGTTTCTTTTTTATCTAAAACTGGAGATATGTTGATTAATTGGGTAAAGGATTTCATTTTATTTTACCTTACTCATTGCAAAATCCATCATTTTCATAAACCTGGTTTCGTCTTTGTTAATTGCGTCAGCAAACTTTTTCTTGTTTGCATCGTTCAACGAGTCATGCACCTTTACCATTGCAGATGCAGTGAACATGTCAACTTTTGTCTTTGAACCAGAAGCAAATTTAACAGCTCCGGCCGACTTTGTGTTTACGATTTTACGAAGATCATCGATAACGCCTTCTGATACAACTTCTACATAATCTTTATTACTAGGTAATTTGCCTTTATTAAGACCATTTTTAGCTTTATGTTTATCAAATGTGGGTTTAATACCACGCTTTTTAGCATTCTTTTCAGCTTTATCGATATCAACCATATGCTTAGCATAACCCTTCTTAAACATTTTAGGGTCAGATTTTTTATGTTCATCGTCATTTTTTGATTGCTTTTTATTACGCCAATCAATAAATTTTTTGCCGGACATTGCTGCGGCCCGATCACTGGAGGTATATTTACCGCCAAATAGACCTTTATTATCTTTGTATTTAGCACTGGTACCAGCAGCCTCTTCTAGCGGATTAGTAAAGCTATCGGCCTTTAAGCGGCCAATAATACGTCCACCCCCATCTGTAACAATAAAATCGCCGTTATCAGCAATACGAGAAGTTGTTCCGGCTTTTGCTCTTTTACCACCAAGAGCCTTTGTCATTAGGGCCTTTACTGCTCTTTCTTTTACGCCTTCATCAAGTTCAATTTCTTCATTACGTATATTTTTCTGAAATGCTTTGTATTCTTTGCGGCGGTCTGCGTCTTTATCTAATAAAGAAAGAATTTTTTCACGTGGCTCTGTGTCTAAGTCATCGACAAACTTCTTCAGTTGTGCTGTTTGACCTTTCTTCATCATCATAGCAGCTTTTATAAAGTCCATCTTATCAATGCCGCCATGTTTACGGGCATAATCTTCAAGTTCTTTTGCAACACGTGACATTGTAGCTTCATCAAGATTCGATTCTCTTATTGAGGCTTTGTACAATTCTAAACCTTTAGAATATGCTGGGTTTTTCATCATTCGCTTTGACTCAGCATCATCTGGATTTTGATGAGCCATGCGAACTGTTGGTTCGTCTAATTTATTGGCTTTCATATGCTTTTTATATGCATCAAACTTTTTAGAATCTACTGCTGGACCAAATCTGTTTCTCATCGGCGTGGTTGTTTCATTAACAGATTCAGCAAGCTTCCAACCCTTTGCAAGATATTCTTTTTGTTTAGTCTTATCAATAACAATAGTTTTGCCGGCTTTATCTACAACCATGACTTCGGTTTTAGGATTTTTTAACTGCCGAGCCTCCTCAACAGATTCGGTAAATTCAACTGGAACAAGGATGGATCCTTTAGACCCACCATTAACCATCATCATTTCATCACCTTTACGAGCAATTTTAAAATCTTTGTGAATTTTTTTAAAGTTAGCTTTTGAAATATAAACTTTATTATTTTTTACTTCATAATCGCGATCCCGTAAAACGGCTTCGTCAAGCGATTCAAATTGCATAGTATGTTGGCCACTGCCACGAACCTTTTCGGCTGCGGCTTTAGATGAATATGGGGCACCTTGATTAACAAATTTGCCACCAGAAAACTTTTGAACCTGAAACCCGGATTTTGCTTTAGCGCCGGCTCTGTTATCAGGGTGGGCATTCGACAAATCTATAATACGGATTTGACCGGTTTTAGCTTCAGAAATAGCCTCATCGCCCTTATCGGTTTCGCTGTTTATATTTTGTTTAAATTTATTCCAATTATAATCGCGGATAATTTTTAAGATTGCATCTCTATTACTAGAACGCTTGTCAATATATTTACCAACAATGACATCAATAGACATTTTGGCTTCAAGATCTTTAATAATCTTTTTAGCTGGTAATTTAGCTTCATCTACATATTCAATACCTTCTTTCATATCGATAAGACTTGCACCTAAATCACCAATAGCAAAGGTAATTTTACCGTCCTTTTTTCTACGTAAGAAAGATTTAACACCACCAGATTTTGCTTGAAGAGTAATTTTTTCTTGTTCGGAAGGCTTACCCTTTAAAACGGTTGTTTTTGATAAAACTTTATATTCGACAAAATCTCCACCTTTAGATAACGTTGAATCAAATTTAATTTTTACATTATCATTTTTCTTTAACTTATCGAAAATAGCAGAATGTTTGTCGGTCATTTCAGTTAATCCTTTAATTTGTGTAATTTCTGTGGTAGCTTCTGCCATTGCAGGCTTTTCAATCATATACATTTGTACAGATTCCGTTGGAACAATTCCACCACTTTTCCATACTTTTGGGGCAATAAGAACTCGCGGTCCTCTTAATTCTTTTACAATATAATCCATTTTAGCTTCGGCTGGTCCGTCAGCGTATTTCTTTTTTAAACGAACAGTATCACCTTTTTTAATTTCGGTTTTTGCTTCATAAGCTGGGCCACGCTTTGGTGATCCTGGATTTGGCTGTTTTAAATTTTTACGAAGTGCTGCAAGATCATTTTTAAGCTTGCTTATCTTAAAAGATTTCATAACATTTGAATTGCCAGATTTTGTTATAGCATTTTTTGTTAATTGCATAGACTCTTCGGTATTTTCTTTACGTGACATAGATTTATCCATTTTATCGGCCGCGGAATTGAATAGTTTAGTATAAGTTTTTTCATTTTCGGCGGCCGAAGGCATTGCCATCATAACATCATCATTAACAAGATCCCAATTAATTGAACCATCTTTATTATAATTAGCCTTATCTTTTAAAGACTTTTTTATGTGTTTTTCAATATTAGATTTATTAAGAGAAGCCTCTTGCAAATTACGATTTTCCATTGTAACCTCTACCGATTGATTTACGGAATTGTTTAACACCAACTCTATCAGACATGTCTTGGCCCTTTTCACGCTTACGAATAGTTTCTTTTTCTTTTGAAATTTCAGGATTGCCGCGAAGAAGTTTAGCTGTTGCAGTATTACGAGCCTTATCACTTTTCATTTTAGCTTTTTTTCTATAGCTATCCAATGCGCCTGGACGATCTAGAACTTCATCAATAGTCTCTTCATTGACGTCATCATTATTTTTCATATAATCACGCACTGAATCGATATAATCTGTAGCTTTAGTAATCTTATTCTGTACCCATTCAGGCATGTTCTCATCATCAGACAATTGATCGTGTAGTTCTTGGGCAGCGTCAATCATTGTCTTGAGTTGTGTCTTAGCCATATCACCTTCTTTATCATACTCTTCAGGATCTTTGGCTTCACCCATAGGTTTTACTTTTTTCATGGGTTCGCGCTTAGAATATTTACTACGCATTTCTTTAAACGCTTTTTCACTCTTAACAACTTCTTTATCAACCGGAACCATACGAATTCTTACCTTACCGTCTGGACCAATATATTTTTCTGGTTTTCTATCTGCTGATTTAACTGCCATTTTACTTGCCTCTTACTTTATCCGCTAAATCTTTATCGGCTTTGCCCCATGTGCCCGGAGATTTTGTAGTAAACGAATTAACCCTAGCAAATCCCCATTGTTCAGGAGTGGTTCCAGGTCTATGACCGGTTTTCCAAGCCGCTACACCGCGATTATATACACTACGTAAAACACTTAATGGCATTCCAGATTTTTCCGCTTTATTTTTAAGTGCTTTAGTATTTTCATTAAATTGTTTAAAAGTTTTCATGGCTTTGTCGATCTATTTGTTGAACGTGTTTGTAAAGTTCGCGCGCGATCTCGCATTGCATCAAATTTGATTTTATCTGCTCTTTTTTCTCTATTAATTCTATCATTTACTTTATCAATATAATCAATTTCTTCGTCGGTATCGCCAAACATTTGTGCAAATCGTTTAGTGTGCTTACTTGGCTTAGTTTTTGCAGTGGCATCGCCTGGTGCTTTTTTATAAGCATCGGGATTATTATCAGCCTTTTTAGCATTCTTTTTAAAATGTTGGTCTCTAGCAATTTTTGTAGACTTGTTCTTTATTCCAGCAAAATACTTTTTAGGCTGCGCTCCATCACGGTCCGCAATATCGGGATCTTGGGTAGTAGTTGTTTTTTCTTCAATTTTTTCAATTCTATCAAGCCATTGTCTAGATTTTCCGGATGAAGTTTCAACAATTACATAATTTGGGCCAAGGGTTGCAATAATACCAACCTCGCTTGTTTCAGTAATAATAATTTCTTCGCCTATAGAATACAAATCACCCTTTACATATTGCTCTCTAATATCAGAAATAGATTCTAATTGAATGTGACGTTTAAATTCGGTTTCTTCTTTTAATCCCATGCCTTTACGCACATCATTAAAAAGTTTTTTTGCATCAGAATTACTCATTGAAGTAGGAAGACCTTCATAAAATTTTGTGAAATTATTCTCTGCGGCAAATTTACGCTGCTTAGTTCCAGACGCACCGTCTGGCCCATCGCTATCAGCATCTCGCATACCGGCCGATATTACCTGAACCCCACCATTAAAATTATAAAATCCGTGAGTAGAATCAACTCCATTATATTTATTTAATCTAATTTTATATTCATCCACTCTATCACTACCGGCTACCATAATAACTTTACGGAAACCCTGCTCATAAAGATAAGCTAATGCAAAAAAAGGATTAATAATTTTTTTATTAATTAAAATATTGCGGGCATGTTTTGGAAACATTTTTCGCACATGCTTTACCTTATCCGCGTATTTCAAAGGATTATCTTTTTTATCCTGAGATTGAGATAAAAAGATTTTATACGGCAAACGGCCAGCGGTTTTGGCTAGTTTATTTAATAATTTACCATGACCAACAGTAGGTGGATTTAATCTACCAAAAGTAAAATATACTATTTGGTCTTCTTCAATAATGTATTGTTTAAAAGAATTAACCATTTTTAGATTGTGCCTTATGCTGTTTTCTATCTTTTTCAGCTTGACGCATTTTTGGAAGCAATTTTACAGCAATGCGATCTATTCTTGAGCCCATTTTCTCAAGCCGTTTTTCTAATTCCATTTTACGAGCAACTGACATATCACTTTTCGGAATATCTTTTGTAAGTTTTTTAAGAATAATATTACGGGCTGCTTTACGTGCACGTTTTTTTAACACATCTTTATTGGCAGTACGACGTGCGGCGCGGTTGCGCCCCATTTTTAATTTAGCTTTATTACGTTTCATACTACGGCCGCGAGCTAATCGCTGTTGAATATTGAGAGCCTCATCTGGGCCCCCACTACCGCCGGTTCTTTTTGTTCTATGTGCTTGATGTTGAACTTCGTCTGGTTCTCCATCACGCATATCTACAACTCTTAGATCTTTAAATCTAATCATTAACTTCTCCCTGGCTTATCCCATCCTTTAATAATATCTGGCGAAAAGTTGTTGTATGAAAATTCTAATCTATCAACAATCTTTACAGCGTCACTACCCAGTCTATCAATTGCTACATAACCTTCTTGACCCGTTGTTTTAAAACCATTTTTAGTTTTTACAAAAGTCTTTACTTTATTTATCCTATCAAGTATATTTATAAGTTTTAATTTCGCTAAGACAATAACTTTCTGCAATTCGAACATAGTTATCAAATTATTTTTATTATTAGCCGAAAAAAATGATAAAATATCATTCAGTTTATCTTGTTTGCGCCCCTTACCTTTTTCAGTTTTAAGCTTATCCATTTCTTTTTGGAATTTTGCTTCAATAAATTTAATAAGTGCCGTTACTCTTTTGGCTGGATCCGGGGGCATTTGGCCTGCCCGTACATAAGAATTTGAATGTTGCTCTATTAATTGTGTTAAATCAGTATTAGCTTCTAAGGTGCGTAAAACGCCCCCCGAAATTTTATTAAATAATTTTCCAGCTTGAGTTAAATAGTCATTTACTATATCGGAATCAGACTTATTCATAGTAAGATTTGTCATATCACGAAGCATAGCATCTTGCGACCAAACATTTTTTGATTTTTTAAGACGAGAAACATTAACACCATATGAAGCTTTCATAGTTTCAAATGTATTACCTTTATATGTAGTATGCCAAACAATACCAATTTTAGATGCTAAAATTTCTTTTGATGATACTGTATTAGCTGGTACAGCATAAACAATAGTATTTGGATGGAAGGTGATATATTTTTCACCAGCAATAGTTTCATTACTAAGATCGCCTGGGCCGTATAAAAAATCGCCCTGAATAACTTCAGTAATTCCCAATTCGGGTAAATATTGTAAGGCTTGCTTAAGCTTTATAGCTAAATCGCCTGAAGTATCTGCATCTACCTCACCTGGAGTTTTATATACTTTTGGATTTTTATTAAAAATACCCTTTTTAGCAACAAAAAATTTGCCATCAGCTGGATCAATGCCAGCAAATACTGCTGGTGCTCCATCCCATTTAACAGATATTTTCCCGTCATGTTCGCCCTTTAACATATTACGCAATTCGCGCAAAGCCATAATAGCTTGACGAGTACCATTAACACCACCATAAATCACCTTATCTTCAAGGTGTGTCATGTGAGTATTTTTGTTTTCAGCAATGAAAGATTTAAAGTTTTCCATATTTTAAATATTATCCGTATTATAATGTATGTTTAATTGTTTATTAGTATAAGATCAAAAGAAGCATTTACTTCTGTTTGTTGAGCAGCAACAGCATCTACACGAATATCACTTTTTTCTGCAAATACTAATGGTATTGGGTATTCAATAAATGTGTTTTGCCCGCCGGCTGCGAAATATGTTCCTTTATTTCGGAAAATTCCGCCATCTTGAAAAGTTCTTTGTCTTAGTGTGTATTTCATAGCCGAATTAGTACTAGCCTTTGATGAACCAAATCTTAATGAAAGCATATAAGCAGTTTTACCAGCGGGTACTGTATAAATAGCCATTAAGGTTTGAGCTTCATTTGCAGTAATCTGCGCGGCGGTTGTGGCTCCAATACTAATAATAACGTTAGCATCATTATTAATATCAACCATATATGCTCTATAAACTCTAAGAAAAGTTTTTACCCCAGTTGAACCAATAGGAATAGTTTCACTTTGATCATTATAATTTTCATCTAATCCTTGAATAAAAACACTCGCACCAGAATTTTGTGTTGAAACAACAGAAATTACAGATGGAACAGTCGGAAATACATAAGTACTGCTTCCAGTATTACCGTCCCAAATACTGCCTGCTGTTATATCGCCCGGAGTAGCACCAAATTTATTAATATGATTATAATTAGCAATTAAACCGGCTGCAAGTGGAATATTACCAACATTTCCATTGCCGTTAAGTATATTACCATTTTTATCAGCCATCATAATCACTTCATGAATATCATTATTTCCAGCATGAAGTGGATTTTGTCTACTAACGCTATACTGTGCCATTTATAATTCCCTCTTTACATTTTTACCCTAGGTTTAATTGTGCCAGAAGTTATTCTTTCTAAGATAATATCTTTCTTTTGAACCAGTTTAATTTCAATAAGGTCCCCAAGAGAAAATCCGGCGCCAGTTTTATTAGCTAAAAAAATAATTTTATGATTTTTAAAATAATTTTTATAACTTAGATCTACAAATTCATCTTCAAGGTCTTTAAGCTGCGCCGGAAATTGTTTTCTTATTATATCAAGTTGTCCGCTATTAACTTCGGATCCACTTCCTAATCCAGCATCTTTTTTTAAATCTTGAATCCCGCGAATAATTTCAGCAATAGAAAATGTTCCCCCAATTTTAAAATTATTAACATATTTACCATTAGCCGAATAATCAACAGCTTTAACTTCAAAGCTTCCTGCTGCATCCACAATATCAACTCCGGCCGAAGAGCCTCCACCCAAATGTCCATTATTCAAAATAAAATATAGCATAACTTCACCGGGTCCTACCCCTTTAATATTATACTTATATAATGCTTCGAAGTTACGGATATCTATATTCCGTGCAGTTTTAATTGCTTTTTTAAGAGCTGACGCAGTAATTCGATCTATATGAACATCATTGCTATTATTAAATTTTGGAAAAAAATGTAAATGAAAAAGATGTTGAATTTCTTTTTTATAAGTCAAAGATTCAAAATCTTTTGCAATTAAATTAAATGAGGTCCGTACCATAGCTCTATTAAGAAACTCGGAATTTAATTGACTAGTATCCATTATTTTTTTCCACTAATAAACTTATTAGTATTATTTATATAAAAAAATATTATAAAGCCCCCAATACTTAATGTGTTGGGGGCTTTTATTTTTAGGTTTTTTCATAAATATAAAGATCAAGTCTTTCTGCAAACTCAAGCGGTATTGAGCAACGCACTCGAGATTTTACAAATCGTACAAGATCAGATTCGCTAATATATGGATGTTTATTTGCATAATAGTCTTTAACTTTTTCATAGCGATTTTTTGTGCGGCCTTGCAATTTTACATAAAAACGCTGTGTAGCACCATGACGAGCTAAATCTTTATTCATAGTAATTACCATGTTACGAATATCTGCAATTCTTTTTGAATCTTCGGCGGTTTTTTCAAAAGTTCCAATATAAGAATCCGAATATCTTTTATTTACTACTTGCATGATTTCATTACTCCGCTTTTAACTGATGGTACAAACATGTCATAGTATTTTAAGTGAAGCTCTTTTGCACATTCTTCACTAATATATTCCCAACGCTCAGTTTCCTGAGTTTGCCAATTCATTATTGCTTCTACATACCACATTGCGCTATCCTTATTTGCTTTCATTTTATACCTCTTTATAGCATAGTTTAAAACGAATGTAAACCCCCTAAACACAATTAATTAATTAATTTTTAAAAAAACTTATAAAATGCGTTATTTTAGTGGCATTTATTGAAATACACCCAATATTCTTAGTTTAACATTCTGAATATGGGTGCACTGTTTGCGAGGGTTCTTTTTACATGAACACGAAAAGCCATTATCATGCATAGTAACAATACCTTTGGCATATTGCCATTTAGTACCGACCATCCAATGATTTACAGTATTAATTGAACCTGTTGAAAAAATTGTCATTCTTATGCTACACCACTTACTACATCTACTGCATATTGAACTTCTTGTTGAAATTCAGTTTCGGTAGCTTCAGAAAAATCAAAACCGGAATACTCCATTTCATCTTGAATGAGCCGCGCAAAAGCTTGATTACAATCAAGGATAGACATGATTTGTTTTGTATAATAATTCATAATGATTCTTCCCTTTGCTTCATTTCATTGTATATACATTTATAACATAAAAGAAAGAAAATGTACACACTTTTTTTACTTTTTTATCTTCGTTTGAAACTATTTTATACATACGCCCGAGCTAGTATCTCCAATCTCCCCGCACGGCCTTATTGACATTGCCGCTCTGGTTCGATCGAAACTAACATCCCTTTCGAGATAGTGCTTTTAGCTGATCAACGCCTCTACACAGACGTATGTATGAAATAGTTTTCCTTGTCTTAGACTCTTTGCTGATTATATAGTGGTCTTAACTTAGTCCCTTACCAGGATTTTACGGGTTCTGCTCCATGGGCATACCTACCTTTACGGTTCTTCGCTCGTACTATATAATCAGAAAAGAGTCCTTTGTTTTAGTTTCCTTATGCGAAGTGGTTATCAACAAGCACACTAATGCAATCATTCAGATACTCAGTATCATAGAAGACTCCAAGTGGAATAAAGATATCAGACTCAACAAAGTTCCAATTGATACCGCCACCTTCGTGGATATTTTCTGGATTAACCACCGCAGCATTGAAAGCTTCGATAATGTCATTCTTAATCATTGCGCCATAAGTAGTAAGCATAGTGTTTCCCCTTTTGATATATTAGTTATATCATATTAAGATCTGATTGTAAACCCCTAAAATGCATTTTTTTTATTTTTTTATACCAAACCAAATTGGCTAAAAAGTACTACCATTGCAATAACACCAACGAGGGCCCAGGCAAGAATAGTAAGTTCCCCTTCTGGAGATTTAGGAGTCTCAACAAACATACTACTAACTCCACTGAAAAGTACAGCGCCAATTATACTAGCAACTAATGTCATATTAAGCTCCATCATCCATTTCTAATTCATATTCAATAAACTCTGCTTCTACCTTGCAGTCAGGATATTCCCGGTCAAGATACCGAAGCTCTTCAGAAGTTGCATAACCAGAGTATTCTTCTCCTGTATGAACAATTTCCCCAGCTTTGTTAGTAACTGTGAGTTTATAAAATCTTTTCCACATTGTGTATCTCCTTTTGATATATTAGTTATACCATGTAGAGATCTGATTGTAAACCCCTAAAGTGCATTTTTTTATTTAATGTGATATATTTGTTATGCCACCTCATAGCCTATTACAGTTTCTAAATATCCATTACCATACTCTTCAGCAATCGCCAATAGGATCTGCTCACGTGGTTCTGTATCCATATTACCGATTTTTGCTAAAGCGCCGTCAATGTCATTCGAATTCATCAGCCACTGCACCTGCTTAAAATCAGCCGTATCGGCCAGATATAGATCAGCAAGGCCTGCATCTTGTGCTTCTAAGCTATAGCTGAATGTTTGATCGATAAGTTTTTGAATAGTCATGATAGGCTCCTTTGTTTCATTCTATATTAGTTATACCATATAATAAAGAGAATGTAAATAAAAAAGATGCCCCAAAGGACATCTTTTTCTTTAATGTGATATATTTGTTATGCTGCTGTTGCCATTTGAACGGCCAAATTTGCAGCCTTTATTTTGCGCAACCGATTATTACCGAACCATTGATTGTGTAACCGATTTTCAGCTCCTCGTCCTTGAAGATGGTCAGTGACATATGTTACTGAATTAAATGCCTGCCACCATGTTCCAGCACCAAATTCTGCGCCAGGTTGAATTTCAAGCATATCATATGCGGTTTGCGCATTGCGGCTTAAATCTTCTTTTTTTGTCACCGTTGTTTCAATATCTTTGCGCGAAGTAGATGGAAATACTTGGCTATAGTACTGAATAAGTGAATCAGCAGTAAAACGACGGCCGCCTAAAAACTGAGCCATATCTTTATACTGAGTAAATTTTTCAGAAGCAAGCCCCAATGTTGTTTTCACATCATCAGCATTAAACACTGTGCGATGGCCAACTTTAACAGAACGCTCAGCGTGGCTGTTCAAGCTAAATGTAAGAGTATTATTACAAACAACACGAATAGGAGTAAATCGAATATCAATTGATTTACCATATTGATGAGGATTTGAAAACAACAAATATGATTCAACAGTATCTTCTTTACCAAATACATCAAACGACTCTTTAATTTTTGCAAGAGCCCACACTTGTTGACCGCCCTTTAGCGAACCGGCAGTGTGCATTTCCATATCACCGGCCGCAACATATTCAGCAAAGAAATTAAAGGCTTCTTCATTTTGGACTGGATTCCAATTTTCGCCAACATTAGTAAGAACTTTTCCATCAGTTGAGCGAATAAGAGCTTGTTGACCAGTGGCAACATTATCGCCCTTCCAACGGACAAAAGCATCTACCTTTTCAACTTCCCAATCAAGACCAGCCTTTTGCATCATTTGCATAGGTGTAAGATCGTTTGATACCGGAACACCTAAACCATGCCATGGCAATTCGCCCGCATAAGCCATCTGTGCTACACCGTTTACAATTTCTACCTCATGTGCCATTTTATTCTCCAATATATCTAATAATACTATAATAGCATATTACAAACAGATTGTAAACAGTTAATTTAAACTATTTGAATAAAAATTTTTATGTGATAATATTATCGTTTACCGCTTCCAAATCGGTTTTTTGGTCTATAAAATGTTTTTTGATTATGAATACGTCCTAATAAATCACGAATTAATGTAATTTCTTTTTGCATCTCTTTCGCATAAATATTTGTAGGATCCATAGTTATACTCATAGATCTTCGATGCACTCGACCATTTAATGCAGATTCGATCATCTCAATATCATCTACAGTTAATTCGAAGGTTTTATTGGGTTTCATTATCGCCTCTATGTTTCAAAATATAACTAAGTTTATCCTAAGTTTAACTTTTGCATTTCATTTAATGCATCTTGTCTTATACCACGAAAAATTATCCCGCGGCGAATTTGATTGGTTTTATTTGGCATAATACTATGCAGCACATTACCATAAAAACAACCGAACCCGCCCAAAGAAACCGGTGGTTGAACATAATTATTTTCAAAGAAAGCTTTATAAAAAGGTTTTTCTTCATTCCAATTAGTAGTATTGTATCTATATCTATGCGTTCCAGGTACATATGCAGTAGCACCGTTTTCTATTGTAAAGTCAACTAAAGGAATCATAAAGGTAACACTTAAAGGACCTTTATCTAAATATTTAGACATTTCGCATTCAAGTTTTTGTGGCCACAAATATGGCGCATCTAAGTGGGGCTGAATAGGATAATCATGCTTGTAATTAGACATAATATAACGGTTAGTTAATTGCCAGCCCCAATCTTTATTCCCAAATAAAACATCACAAATACTTTTTAATAACGGAAGCATGATTGTATTAATAAATAAATTATTTTTTGGAGTTTGTGCCCAATGACAAGCCCAATCAATATTTTTAATTTTAGCTTCTGATAATACATCTGGATTATTTAACCACCGTCCATTACCATGACCCACAAA